GGCAAAGACACAGAAGCCGCGGCCGACGACCCAAACGCGAAGAGCCCAGCGCTACAGAGCTCTGGGCTATCGGAAGATGTCTCTTCGGCCTTACCTCTGACGAATTCCTGACCTGTACGCCTCTCGAATGGCAGTCGCTTTGGCGTGCGTGGGATACAAAAGAACATCGGAGCGAGGTCAATAGTGACTATCAGAGTGCAAAAATCTGTTCGACCTTATGTAACCTGCAGCGTTCGCCAGACAGTCCTCCTGTCGAAATGAGCGGCTTCTTACTGTATGACCGGCCGGTGAAACATGAACAGACGGCTGAACAGATGCTGGCGACGGTTGAACTGCTAACAGAGGCTTTTGGTGGTACAAAGGTGGTGAACAGTGGCGACGCTCGCTAAACTCATAGTTTCCATCGGGGCCAACAGCGCCGAGTTCACGACGGAGATCAAGAAGGTCCAGTCGGAACTGAAAAACTTCCAGAAATCGACGAAGGATCTCGATGCTGTCATGAACCCGATCGGCACGGCGCTCAGGGCTGTTGGTGTTGCCGCCGTCGCTGCCTTCTCGGCCGGGGGCGCTGCTGCCCTGGCCAGCGGGCAAATCATCGAGAAATACCGGATGTCGCTCACGACGCTCATGGGTTCATCAAAAGCAGCGGGTGAGGCGGTCGCATCCGCACTGAACCTTGCTTCTAAGACCCCGTTCACGGATGACGAGCTGCTTGCTGCCACCGTCGCTTTGACAAAGTTCGGCCAGGACGCCAAAACAGTTTTGCCACAGGTCGCCAACATGGCCGCTGCGACCAATGGAGACGTTGCGAGCGCGGCAGAGGCGTACGGGCGTTTCCTGCTCGGGCAAACCAAGGCCCTGTCTGCTTACGGTATCAACAAGGCCATGGTCCTCGCAGAGGGCGCTAAAACAGAAGCTGGCATCGAGATCGCGAACCAGAAGGGTACGATCGTCAACCAAGCTGCGTTCAATACTGCCCTGCTTTCTCTCATGGACAAGCGGTTCAAGGCAGGGGCAGTATTACAGGCCAACTCGCTGGGTGGTCTCATCAAGGGCATGAAGGACACAGGCGAGGACATTCTCAGAACTATCGCCGGGTTCTCGGATGACGGTACTGTCCGCGTTGGGTCCATGTTCGACTTCTTCAAGCAGGGCATCACCGCTGTGCTGGCAAAAGTCGAAGAATGGAAGGCCAACGGCTCTCTACAGAAATGGGCCGACGATGTCGGGGCGGCGATCACCACCTTCTTTACAAATGCCAAGATTGTCTTCGGCTGGATGGTCGATATTGCCACCTTCATTGCCAAGAACTGGGATTTAATCACTCCGGTATTGGGCGGCGTTCTTGGGGCATTCCTGGCTTTCAAGGTTGTGACGGGCGTGGTCGATGGTATCGCTATCGCTGTTGCCGCTCTCAAAGACGTCTTGATCGTTACCAACGGCGTGCTGGCACTGACGCCTATCGGGGCGATCATGCTTGCCGTGGCCGCCCTCACAGTCGTGGTCATTGCAGCTGCCAACGCCTGGCGGGACTACAACGCGGCCATGAACCCGAAACTGACAACTAATGCATCGACGGACAACATTCAGGCTCTCAGAACAAAACTGGACCAGTTCGACAAGGACACCGCCAAGAACCTGCAGGTCGGCAAAGAATCAGCGGAATGGACACAGGACCAGATCACCTCATATGAAGCAGCGCGAGCGAAGGACCGTCTGGTCATTCAGCAGCAGCTGCAGAGCAACATCGACGGTGTGCGCGGCGCGGCGATGAACAAACAGGCTACGGCACAGACGGACGCAATCGCTAAACAGAAAAAGGAGGCAGCCGCAGCGGCAGCCGCGATAGCGGCAGCTGAGCAACAGGCGCGCGATGCCAGGGCGCCCGAAGAGAAAGCGGCAGCCGACAAGGCACTGAAGGCAGCTCAGGCGCACGCTGCGGAAGTTCTGAAGATCAACTCAGACCTGGATGATAAGACATACAAGCTGAGCCATACGGTGGTTGAGGGTCAGATCTACGACCTCGCGAAGGCACGCGATGCGGCGATCGCCGATGGTGGCTCGAAGCTAAAGGCCGACGAGGCATATACTCTGGCAGCCAAGAAAGTCTATGATGACGCCCGAACGTCAAAGGCAGCAGCCGACAAAGACGCCGCTGACAAGACGCTGCAGGCACAAAAGGACGCGCAGGACAAATATATCGCCTCTCTGGCTGATTATGTCAGCAAGCAGAAGAACATCTTTTCGGCGCTGACTTCTATCATCATTGACAACTACAACCTTGAGAAGACTAAGGCTGTCAACGACCTCAACACAGAGCGTGACACGGGAATCAACGACCTCAATGACATGATAACCAAGCGTCAGGATAAGTTGACCTCCGACCTTGATACAATTGGTAAGATGAAGACTGAAGCTGTCAATGCTCTCAACGCAGAGCGGGACGCAACGGTCAATGCCCTCAACGACATGATAACGGCACGTCAGACCGAACTTACCTCGACGCTGGATGCGATTGACACGGAAAAGGCTGCCACCGTCAACGCCCTGGATGACATCATCAACAAGCGCCAGGACGAACTCAATTTGACGCTGGACGCAATCAGTAAAGAGAAAGCCGCTGCACTTGGACAATGGGACGCTCAGATTCAGGCACTTCAAGATACACAAACGGCAGCACAGAACACAGATACGCTCTCTGGTCTCCGAGACACTTTCTCCAATGCGAAGGACGCCCCTTCTATCTTGGCAGCACAGAAGGCTATCGACAAGGAACTTGCCAAGGAAGCATATGATACCCAACTGGCGAGCCTCCAGAAGCAGAAACAGGCGGCATCGGACACGTATGACGCTGAAACAGCGAAGGCACAAAAGTCGGGGGACGCTCAGATCCAATCACTCAAAGATCAGGTCACTGCTGCTCAGACGTCCTATGCCGCCATGACGACAGCCGCACAGAAGTCGGGGAACGTTCAGATTCAGTCACTCAAAGATACGCTCACCGCGGCCCAGTCATCCTATGCTACCCAACTCACTGCCACCAATGCCTATTATGACCAGGTACTGGCAGCAGCCACGAAGTCGGGGAACGCTGAGATACAACAGCTCAAAGACGCGCTGATTGCTTTCCAGAAGTCTGAGGATGACCGTCTCATCTCCATTAACACCTTCTATGACCAGAAGTTGGCGACAGCAAATGTAAACGCTACTGCTGAGGCACTTCTAGCAACCAACACGAATGACCAAATCCTTAAAATGCTTACAGATAGTTTGCCCGAGTATGCAACCCTTGGCGCACAGCTCGGCAATGCCCTGTATGGCGATGCACTGGCGCTTCAAGCACAGTTACTTGCCCTTCAACAGGCTACGGTACAGGTTCAATCCAATGGTAAGGCTCCAGCAGGGCTCAGTGTTGGGACGACGGTCGCCACTGCTGGCGGAGACTACAAGATTACGGCAGTAAAGCCCGATGGTAGTTATACGAGTGTTTCCGTCGCGCCCGTTATTCCTCCGCTGTTTGGCGGGGGAAGTAGTCGAATGCTTATGGCGCACGCCAACGGCGGGTATTTTACCACGCCCCATATCGGCCTGATTGCCGAAAATGGCCCTGAGGCAGTCGTGCCACAGAGTCAGTTCGCTGCGTTCGCTAATCAGGTGGGTGGCGGAGATACTGCAGCTGGACTTCGGCAACTCGGCCTGAAACTAGATATGCTCACGTCCGCGGTGCGTCAAGTTGCGCCCGGCGTCGGGTCAGTTATCAACGGGTTAGGAAGGGCATAAAATGTACGGAAAATACAGTGACGGTTCCCTGATCCAACTGGTCAAGGCTCGCTATACCAGAACCGACCCGCAAGACCTGACGACATATCACGTTCCCCTGACTGATATCAACGGCGCAATCCCGCTCGGCCAGGACTGGCAGACGTGGGTCATCAGCGGCGTCATTGCGGACCCGATGAGTATCCGCTGGCACGACATCGTCATGCTCTCACTTGATAACGTCTCGTGGAGAAAATGTAGAGTTCAGGTGCCAGCATTTCCAAGTAACATGTATCAGCAGAGTCAGTATGAGTTGACCGTCTTCGTCTCGCCTGTCCTCGAGGGACCGATCGTGCGCTATCCTTCCAGTGGCTTTTTATGGGGAAACCAGTCCATCGCCGGGCTCTCCCAGGCGGGCAACGCCCCGGCCTACCCGGTTATCCACTTCCTCGCGCCGCTCTTTTACTGCCCGTTGTCGAACACCCTCGTAGACTTTGTTGGCCAGTCAGTCACCTTCACGCGAGCTGCTTCCAAGGTTCACGCCAGTGTGACCTATCTTATCAACGTCCCCATCTATGACAACGGTCTCTATCTGTCCTCTGATACGGCACAGGACGTAGCAGTGTGGACGCCACCAGCCTCTACGGTGAGAGCAGTGGCGATGCAAATCAAAATGACACGTGCAAGCGGTGCAGGCGCAGCCCTTACCATCTGGTCATCGGCACATAACACGCTTGCCTTCAACACTTCGACGAATGTCCTGACGTGGACAGATGACACCACCACGGTCAGCATCACCTTCCCGACCTCGGCATGGACAGCTGGCACGGTGTTGGATGTCGTCGTTATCCATGACGCAGCCAACGCGGTCACGCTCGCGGTTCATCCAGTGGGTGGTTCATGGGTCGTCGGGACTGGAACGCTCGCACTCCTGACGTGGCTACAGCTGACCCTCGGAAACTTGGAAGGCAGTATTGCCCACCTGATTGAGTTTGGTTACGCCCTGACGAGCGCAGAGTACCAAGCCCTCGCTTACTCCAGCCTGAGCTTGCTGTTCAACACCTTGTTTGTTGGCAATAGGTACGCAGGAGAGATAATCAAGGGTTCTAACAAGCGACTCCTCAATGCCAGTGGAGCTGACATCTCAGCACTCCTTGGCGGTGTGGACATTCCCATCAGTTCAACATCCGTGACCATCGCACAGAGTCAGGGACTTGCCGCTCGATGGTACGTGGAAGTACAGAGGACGGATGTATGACCATCACCTCTGTGAATGTTGTGAATAACGCTGAACAGTGTCAGGTGTTTATTATCATCGATAGTCCGGTTGGGACACCGGAGATCATTGTGCTTATTGATGGCAGGGTTTATGTGGCCACGCTTACTTAGGAGGATAAATGAATCATAAAAACTTTGCACAGACGGCCCTTGCAGCGGCCATTACGGATACGGTCGGCACAAGTATCACGGTTGCTTCTTCTACCACGTTCCCTGCTGCTCCGTTCATCGCCTCTATAGATACCGAGGCCCTGCTGGTCACAGTAGTCGCAGGCACGACGTGGACGGTGACGAGAGGATATGAGAGTTCCACGGCGGCAACACATACCAATGGAACGGCAATCTACCACGATATCAGCGCCGGAGAGGCAGATGGGTTTGCGGTGAAGGCTCCAATCAACCATATCGGTACCCCTGGTCAGATGGGGTTTGGCGTCGGTATCTGTCCAGGGGCTCTTCCAGCGGGCATGGTAGAACTCAACGGAACGCGTGATCTGACCAGCGATAGCTACGGGAACTATCAATTTTCCGATGGCTCGACCATGGTGTGGATCCCGGCGTTCTTCTACAAGTTCGGGACTGGCTCCAATGGAAACGCGATCAACGTCGTCACTATCAAGCCGCTCTCCGCTTATGCTGACGTCGCAACGGCAAATGCCGATGGCTATGCTCTCCACCGCATGTTCTATGATGGCGGGTTTATCCAGCCCGGCGTGTTCGTCGACAAGTACATCTGCAGTAACAACGGGGGGATAGCCTCCAGTATCAAGAACGGCATCGTGCTGACGAGTGCACAACGTGGCAGCCTGTCGGCGGCCATGTATTCTGCTCTGACGGGCGCACCCGCCAACAACCTCGGAGGCTCGCAAGCCGCAAGCAAGACGAGGGGCGCCAGTTTCTTCGCCAACAGCCGTTTCATTCAGGCGGGGCTCGCGCTGCTGGCTCTCGCGCATGGTCAGGCAGCCACATCCACGCTGAACTGTGCATGGTATATGGTCAACAGCATGTTCCCCAAGGGCTGCAACAACAATGCCCTGGGCGACGCACAAGACGGAACCATCCTGTATGTCAGCGACGGCAATGGGACGTACAACGTCGGTAAGACCGGGTCCGCTAACTACTTCAGCAAGACCACGCACAACGGACAAAATAGCGGGGTTTGCGACCTGAACGGATTGATCTGGGAAGTCGGATTCGGCTTAGGGTCGAACGGTACTGATTATTTTATCCTCAAGACTGTCAAGGCCATGAAGGCACTGACAGGCAGCAATACTCTGGCTACCGACTTGTTCGGAGCAAGCGGACTGGCAGCAAACTATGACGACATCGGGGCAACCTATGGTGCAGTGCTCGCGTCCAACACGGCAAAAGTCTATGGTAGCGCTGCCCAGGTGTTCAGCGAAGCAGTAAGCGGTAATGCCTGGGCGGCTGCTGGTTTAGGAATCCCATTGGCTGGCGGCGTTGGTGGGTCAAACCTCTTTGGCAACGACCAGCTATACGATGCCAGGTCTAATGAGATGTGTCCGCGTTCGGGTGGG